CAAGAGATGCCCTAAGTCTAATGGCAATAAGCGGCCGCGCCGGGTTGCTATCCGCGTGGACGACCCGATATCGGCAGCCGCGTCTATCAAGCGGCACCTGACGCAAGATATAATAGATGAGTTGATTGGCTTACTAAATGAAGACCAAGACCACTAAAATCTACCTCGCCCTGTTGGTATATACCTTCCTGATCGGCTATCTCACCGCCCCGCTTGACCCCCGCGCCGCCGAAATGATACAGAACGTCTGGGTATTCACCGCTGCCTACGTTGCCACCGCCGCATCAATAGAACCCATGCGGGCGCACTTCCAAAAGCACCTCAAGTCCTAGCCGGTCAACAACCTTATCAGCAGACCCAACGCCAACGCCAGTAGCAATATCCCTATCATGACAATTTCAGTCCAGCGAATCGAGTCCATTATACGTAAACTATTTCCCAGCCTAAGAAATATGCGTCGGCATTGGCGGTATCAGGTGCGCTTGCCCCCCACCTTTGAAATTTTAACCTGACCAATGCCTGTCCTGTTATTGTTGCGTAAGCCGCCGCCGATTTATAAGCACCGCCGCCGCTGCCGATTATCGCTATTGTCTCTAAACCTCCCCCGGTACCTGCCGGTCCTAGTGAGCCAAAATAATCAATGAACTGAATATCATTTTGTACGTAGAAGTCTCCTGTTCCAGAAACGCTCCGAAAGATTGCATACGCATAAAATGTCCCTGTCCATCCGGTAGGAGTAATGAAACTTCCATACCCTAATATTCTTTCGGTTTGAGTTATTTGGATCCCATTAAATCCTGAAACACTTGCCTTTAAGTATTCAATCGCGCTCGTTGTAGCATTCCAGCCCACCAAGACAGGGACCCAGTTGGGTTGATTCCCCCCCCCACCGCCTGCGCCAACTTTCCCGTTCAACAGCACTGCCAGCGCATCGGCGTCCTTGTGGATATCCTTATTCCCCAAATCGTGTTTACCCATAGTTCTCTATTTGCGCCTCCAGGATATCAGATTCGTCGTATTCTGACGTGCGCAGGCTGAGCACCGGACCATCCGCGCCTACTCTCACGCTCACCTCATCGACAATGAAATCAAGTGCATCTGAAAATATGCTGCCTGTCTCGCCGCGCCCGTGCGGGTAGGTCAGATCCCGGTATACCCCCGGCTTTACAATCCATGGCGATAGCGCCTTCGCCCCTGTGCCAGTGCTATCGTACACCTGCGCCCCGCTGGGGGAACTGCCAACCACCCGCGCCCAGGGCCAGGCGTGCTCCTTCAAATAGGCATTGCGCATCGCCGCCATTGCCGTAGCGGATACCTCATATTCAAGCAGCTCTTCCTCCCGCCTGCCATAGCGGGTAACGCTGTAGCTGTTCACCGTGCCAGACAGGTCGCTGGTCGTGGTCGCTCCCGGCGCGATATACTGGCCTGCCACTGAGTTATACATGCCGTCAAATGAGCGCCTGCGCACCAGGCCGCCGCGGGTATAGTATTGCGGCCCGGTATTTACCTGCTCGTAGACCGCCCGCCTGCCGTTCGCTATGAAAAAGCGCCATGGGTTAGCACTCGCATCACCGAGCAGCGTATTCTTGAGAATCTCATCCCAGGCGCGCTGTTTGATGCCGGTCGACCGGCGCGCCTGCAGGGTATTGGCAGCAATCGACCGGGAAGCAATGTAGGGACAATCGGTCGCCACAATATCATCGATCCAATCAGAGACATTTCCATCGGCGTCGTCATCCGCGCTCACGAAACGCCAGTTGCAAGTCAGGACGTAGCCGCACGCCTGGACACGTAAGAAGGGGTTGCGCCGGTAGCTGTCATGCTCGATGCTATAGAGCAGCCCTTCCCAGGTCTTGAGACCGCCAAAGGTCTCCTCGATATGGTTCCCAAGTTGGGAGTAAAAAAAGTCGTTCAGGTAGCCCGGTTTGCCGCGGATCGTGAAATCGCCATCCCAATAGCCGCCTTGGAAGCGGATCGTCCTGCCCCAGCCCTGTGCCTCCTGGGTGATATTATCGCGCAGAGACGGGTCTTGCAGTACGTTCCCGTACAGCATCAATGAGTAATCGGCCATATCAGGTCCGCTTGAACATGCGGTAACGCTGCGTGTAATTGAATATGGCGGAGATCGTATCATCCTTGACCGATACAGTGCCTTGCTCGCCGGCGATCACGATCACGCCGCCCTCGATTGGAAGCCCCCAGGCGTCCGGGCTGGTTTCCAGGTGGACGAACGCCGCCGGGTTGTTCTCTACACTCTCACAAAATGCAGCGAAACTATAATCTTCATTTGTGATCCAGCGGGTGGTCGGATACGCCACTCCTCCGGCGGACGACTTTGCAATATACCCGGACGGGATCAGGATAGCGCAGTCCAGGTACAGGCTGCCGGTACCCCCGACCCGCTCCGCGCAGAAATGCAGCTGGAACCGTTTTACGTCGAATGGCGTAGTTTCGATGCGGTTGCCGTAAGGTGGAACGCTCACGAACCCCAGCTCGATCAGGCGGTAATTTGGATCGTCGAAACCGTAATAAATCTCCGATGGGGCAAACGACAACCCGCCGCCGAAGCCATGCTTCATATAAATATTGACGGTGGAACCGGTATCTGCCTTTACCCTGTTCAAGACCAGGTACTCCCCGATCATGTGATCGGAGTTGTAACCCGGCACCTGCTGGATCTCCATGAACGTGCGGGGTTCCATCGTGGCGGTGCCCGCGAATGTGACTTTTACCGCGCTGCCCCCGCTGGCCGCCGAGTCCGCCACCACGCTCGCATCCGGCCCGGTGACGCTGCCAAGCTCCAACTCCCATAGCGGGACGAACCCGCTCACGCCCTCATTAGTAGGGCGTATGCCGATCCAGTAGCTATCGATATTCACAATAGCAGTGCCGTTCACGGCATCCAACCGGGTCGTACGAATGCGCGCTGGCAAGTCTCCGCTGATTGCGTTATAGCGGATCGTCCCGCCCAGTGAACTGACACCCGCCGTCGAAATCGACCCGCCGATGATATCCGGGTCATCTTCGTACCATGGGTAACGGGTAATGGCAGCATCCAGGAATAAAGCGGTCGCCCCCAGGTAGGGAGCGTACAGCCCGCGCGCTACCGGCTTGACATCGATAGACCTAACCAGGCTGCGCTTGGTTTCCTCCGCGCTGTGTTGTACCTGGAGCCAGACGCTATCAGCCCGGAACACGTTGGAGTGCCAGCGCTCCGCCTTGAACTTCATCTCCTCCAGGGCATCCTCAGCGGTCACGATATTAGCGTCGGACTGGTTGCGGCAGACCAGCTCCATCGACTCGACTATCATCCCATCCGCGTCGGTCTGCGTGCGCCAGCTGTCCATGCGGTAGATCAGCGTGCCGTCGTACAGGTCAACCGTGCTGCTGCCGTCCTGCGTTACCAGCTGGATACCTTTGGTCATATTACCTGACTCCCATGCTGGCGTTCAACCGCCTGCGCTGGATGCGCCGCGCCTCGTTGTTCGCCAGTGCCATCGCCGCCGGGTTGTAGACGTAATAGTTATAAGTGTCACCGCCTGGCGCGCCGCCGTGCGAACCTTGTTCGCCTTGGGCCATAGCCTGGCGCGCTTCCTCGTTGGACAACATCCGCCCATCTACCGCGGGGAAGAATGGCTCTGGGCCGTGCTCACCCACCCAATAGGGATTACCGGCCACCATCGGCCCGCCGGATGCCATCAGTTTAGCATTTGAACCGCCGCCCGACCCTTTGCCGCCCTGCGAACCTTGTACGCCTTCGCCTATGAGCCGCCGCACCGCCGGATCAGCCTGCATATTCACAAAAATCTTGATTAGCCAGTCCTTATCGGTCAGCTTGGTCATATTGTCCTGGATCGCCGCTATCCTGGCGGTAGCCAGATCGCCCTGATCGACCTCGATCGGCAATTCGCCTGCCTCGATCAACATATTCTTGCGTTCCTGCAGCGCATCGAATTGGGAAGTGAGCGCGGAAACATCGGCTTCGTTCACCAGGTCTACGCCGCTTTTTGCCTGCTTGAGCAGCTTGTATGCCTCGCCAAGCGGGACATTAAAATCCTTCGAGATCGTCTCTGCGGCTTCCTTCAGGTCGGTTTGCTTCAGGTTTATCTTGATCGCCTGGCTTTCGATAGCGATATTTCTGAAGAATTCCTTGGCCTGATCGGATGTGATTTTGCCCTCTGCCAGCGCCGCCTTGACGCTCCCAATCAGGCTATTGGAAGCTTCGCCGCCCGCCGCTTTGAAGGCGGTCACGTCGAATAACTGCTTGGCAACATCCTCAGGACTGATATCGACGTCAAAAAAGTCCTCGATGTTCTGCGCTTTCAGGTCGCGCAATCCCTGGATAGCGTCCCTGGCCCCCTGGTTGATATCGCCCAGCTTTAAGGCAAATGCCTCGCCTGCCTTGGCTGCATCTTCGGCGGCTGTGCCAGATTCAACCAAGCGCATCGCGTACTGGGCCGCCGCGCGGGATGTAAATGTAAACTCCTCGCCGGTTGCGCGCACGGTATAACTCAGGTCGGATGTGTATTCTGTTAGTATCTTTGCGTCCTCTACGGCAGCCCTGCTTACGAATGGCGTCTTAGCAACTTGCTCGAACGTATCACGAATTTTGAAGGCTTCTTGCTGGGTCATTTCCTCAGCTTCAAGAAGGCCACTATATTTATCGGTCAGCTCTTTAATAACCTCGGTCGTATTTTTCTTGTCGAACGGGCGTATGATGCCAAACTTCAGCTCATCCCAGTCATCCATAGCCCCTGCCGCTTTTAATTTATCAAATAGGATTCCAAGCTTTACTTCATCAGTAATAGCCTCAATAACAGGAATGGCAGATTTCTTCGGGCCAACTATTTTGATATTAATTCCCTCGCCTATCGCCGCTTTCAGCTCATAAACAGAATCGGACAAAGCACGATTGACGTTTGCAAGGCTGCCAGCTGTGCGGGCTGCATCGCCCTGGGCGTCGCTGGTATCAGAGAACAAGATCGCCATTCTCGCCTGTAGCTTCTGCTGCTCGGTAATCTCTTTTCCAACATCGGCTATCCCATTCTGGTAGGCGACCTGCTTGACCCTTGCTTCCGTAATGACGATGCCGTATTTTCTGACCGTCTCGGATTGCCCAACTAAGGCTGACTGAAAGTCCTGGAGGACATCTACGTCTTGAGCGTTGCTGAAGCTGGCAACGTCTGTAGCCAGCTTTACTAACTTGACTGATAACTCAGAGGCTTGATCACGAGCAAAACCCATCGGAACGAAAGTATCCTGAAGCGTCGAGGCCATCCCCATCAGCTTCAGCTCAGAGCGGCCAACTTCATCGCCAAACCGTGCAAGGCTTTGCCTGGCTTTTTCTGTGCTGTCCCCAAAAACTACCTCGAATTTTGAGGACATTTCCTCGACTTCCGAGGCAACCCGCGAAGAGTCAACGCCAAAATCTATTGCCGCTTTGAACCCACCCGCGGCAATCGTCGCAACACCTAACCCGGCGACCATCCCCCCCAGGCTGCTAGTAATTCCACTAAATGAACTGCGCGACTCCCTAGCAACTCCCCTCAGGCCGCTCTTTGTCTCTGCCAGCCCCTTCTTTAGCCCGCTGGTATCCGCGCCTATTTCTGCGTGAAGCGACGCAACCTTGATTGAAATATCACACCTCCGCCGTCACCGGCGCTTATTCGCGATGCACCTTCACTCCAACCCCTGCCGCCTTGAGCACGCCGTCGCGCACCTGGAACCACTCGTGGAAATCCGCCAGGCTCAGCGCGTCCACCTCCGCCAGCGACCAGCTCAATTCCTTGACCAGCTGCCAGCGCCAGTATTCCCAGGGGGCCGGATCGCCGCGCTTGATCGCAAAGTAGACGCGCTTGGCTAGTTTGGGTCGGAAAGCGGCTCCCGCGCCTTGGCGAAAAATGCCCGGGTCAGCTTGCGATATTCGGGATACGGCAGGTCTGCAACTTCCTCCGCATCCAACCCTGCACAACGCCCCAATAGCTCGTCGCCTTCTTCGTCCGGCCTATCCGGATCGATCAGGGCGCGGAATTCCCTCAGGCTTATCTTGGATATGTCGAAGGTGATCTCGCGCCCATCCAATAGGGTCAGATCGCTCATTAGAAGGTCGCCTTGACTTCGACCGCCGTCTGTTTGAAGTTGATCGTGACTTCGGTCACGTCGTTGAACGGCGAGGCCCACTGCGGTCCGGCGCTCGTGCCGGGGATGGAGTATTTCACCTTGCCCGTGGCGGTGCCTTCCGGCCCGTAGACCAGCGTACCGGCAGTCTGGCGGGCAATCGCCGTCAGTAAAGCCGTACCATCCACCTGTGCGACCAGCGGGACGGAGATATCCTGCCCGGTGCCGAAGGACGGTAGCAGGCTCTCGTAGGTGTCCTTGCCCGCCGTGGCGTCGATCCAGTTCAGGGTTGGCGCCCAGGTGAAGTTACGGGAATCGGCGTCTAAAATTACCGTGCCTCCCGAATATACCCAGGCCAGATACATTGCACTTCCAGCATATTCAGCCATCTCTTACACTCCTTCAATCGGTTAATCGGATACGGTAGATTGCGCCGGCCATATACACGTTCGTATTATCTGGCAGCGTCTCTACCAACGATAGGTCGGTCTCCCGGACGGTCCAGAAATTCGTCCATCCGGTGACCGTCAACGCCTTTTTATTCAGCGCGGCGTCGATCTGCGCTTCGATAGCGACCGCCTGCGCCTGCGTGCTGGCATAGCCGCGTACGAACCATAAGTTGTTGTGCATGTCGCTCTTAGTGATCAGGTCTGGCCCGCCGCCTTGCATCGAAAAGACCACGTAAGGCAGCGCCCGCCCGTTCGGAGCGATGCCGTGGTAAATCGCCGTGCCTCCCAGCTCTGTAATGAGGCCAGCCGCCCCAGAAAGGGTACTGTATAAGGCCGTGCCCATCGCGCCGAAGTAGTTGCTCATCTCAGAATATTGGCCCCCACCTGTCTACGATCTGGCGGCCAACTGATTCAACAGCTGGCACAAAGCAAGGCCGGGCAGCCATCCGGCTCGTGCCTAATTCTTGATAAATTCCATAATCTACGCCGTCAGCTACCCAATACGTATTCTTGCCAGCCGGCTCAGTATGGATACTGTTGTAATAAGCCCCAGTATCGATAACTTTCTTGACCTGGATGTTATTCATTGTCTCGGCTAGCACCTGGTGGGCGATAGTTCTCACCACGCCATCCGTGTTTTTATCCAGATCTCTCGCCATACGGTCGAGCACGTGGGTATCCAGCTTGATTTTTACTACTTGTACCGGCATTAGATTCTCTCCACCACGGCCCGGGTCGAGGCCTTCCAGCTCTTCTCCGGGTCTGCAGATACCACGGCAAACTGTGTACCGTCAGTGGCCTTGAAGCGGTTGGCGGTCGTGAGCGTGACGCTGTGCGCCAGGGTCAATTGGAAGGTATGGAACGCATCCACCGCGCCGCCCGCCAGCTGTTCTCTACCCCGCAGCGGGTCTAGCCGGTAAGCCACGCTCGCCGTCGCCGTGCCCCAGGTTTCGGTAAAACCGCCCATGCCATCCGATGTGTTCGTGACAGATAGGACGTGGCCGGTATCCGGGAGCAGCTGGGCGATATCCGTGCGAATGGCGGCAAGCTCGGTAGATGATAAGGCAGTCATAAGTCCGTCCCGTCCTTCATTTCAGCGCCACCGGGTCGATATCGCTGCGATCGACCTGGATCACCCGCGGCCTGGCCATGCCTTCATAATAGTGCGCCATCTCGACATACTGCTGTTTCACCTGCGACCGCTTCACGCTCATGTTGTCGGTGGACCAGTCGAAGCCCGCCCCGCCGCCCGATTGGTGAGATGCCTTCATGCGCCACATCTCGGCAGCCGCGCCGTACAGGTCATAGCTGCGCCCGGTCAGGTAGTAAGCTGTGCCTGCCGTGTCCTGGCTGAACGTCACCCGCCCAAGCGGGTAATCGACCGAATAAATGGCGGTCGAGGCGTTATCCCCGGCGGCGTCCTCCAGCCAGAATATGGCCGTTCCGCCGGTCGTCTGCTCGAAGTTGTCATGCCTGGATTGGTGCTCGTAATAGGCAATCGACCCGCCGCCGGTGTGCCGGGGTATCATCTGGATCGGCTCCTGATAAACGTCCAGGCGATGACGGTCGAGCACCCGCTGTACCTGGTCGGCGTCCCAGTAATTTACGGTGCCGATTGAGAAATCAGCACTACCCGCCTCGGCGTAGCCGCGCAGGATTTCGATTAGCTCGTTAAGCGTAGACCTTGCCATTCGTCGCCTTCTCTTTCAGCTTATCCACGGTTATTAGTGCTTGCCCGATCGCCTGATCCATATTTAGGTATTGATAACTCCCCAGCCTCCCGCCAGTAATCAATCCATCTGCCTCCGCCCGCTCTTTGTATTGCCGGTAAAGCTCCCGGTTGCTTTCGGTTGGGATGGGGTAATAGCGTTCACTCTGAGCGTGTTCGTTGTCGCCGTGCAATCGGAGATTGCCAAAGGCTTCCGGGTACTCGCGGGTGATGACCGTCTGGCGTATGCCCGCCTTATTCCAGCCGAAGAACTTCCATTCCATAATGCGGGTGAATGACACGTCCTTATCGGTATAGTTCATCGTGGGGCAGCCCTGGAAGTCGCCGGTCAAGGTTTCGTTCTCGAAGCGCAGGCTGCGGTAATCGAGCGTGCCCAGGTCATAGCCATACAGCTCGTCGATTGCGCCGCTGTAAATCACCTGCTGTGCTTGCCTGTCAAAGTAAGCCCGGTCTGCCAGGTAATCCACGCCAATCTCCACCGGAACGGCATACAGTATATTCTTGACCATCTCTGTATACCCGTTCACCGGCAGCCCCTGATAACGGTCGCCGAAATAGCGGTCGTCGTAGGTATCCCGGACGGGCACGCGGGCGTACAAGCTGGGGGGGATGTCCGCGAATGGCATGCCCCACTGTTTCTCGGAATAACCCACGTAAAACATATCCATTATCAATTCAAGCGCCCGGCTCTGCGGCACGCCTAGCTCCTGGACTGTGAGTAAATTAGGCGGGAAGCTGTAAACCCTGCTTTTGTAGCAAGCCATCACCCGATGTTCGTAAGCATCGAACAAGGTGAAGCGGTTTATCCACCTCCAGATGCGGGCCGAATTGGTGTGGAAGATGTGTCCGCCGTAGCGGTTGACCCGGATACCCTCGATCTCCTCATCGAAGCAGTTGCCCGCGATGTGCTCCCGTCTTTCCAATACCAATACAGACTTCCCCGCGTCCTTCAACTCGCGGGCAACTGTTGCTCCAAAAAGGCCTGCGCCAACGACCAGGTAATCAAACATAGACTACCCCGATCCCGCGCCGCTCCGCCTGGCCGCTAG